CGTATATAACACTTTTAAATTAAACGAACAAATAGATTGGTTAAATTTTAATAAAGATTGCGTAGAAAGAGGTAACTTAGTGTGGGAAAACGGAGACGAATTTTATAAAGAAGTAATACATGGCAATGGTGTCAGGGAAATGAAGGTAAATAAGCTAATGTGGATAAATAATCCAAACGGAGTTTACGAGAAAGTAGCAGGATGGATGCCAAAAGAAATGAACAATGTGTTTCAGAGAGCAGGTTACTTTTCGCCTAATGGGAATTATGCTATTAGGATAGGATGTGACCCTTTCAAATACGATAAAACAAAAGATGATAGAAAATCAAACTGTGCGGCTTATGCATATCAAATGGAAGATTTGGCTGATGAAAATAGCAAATATAATGACGCATTTGTTATGAGGTTTTGTGGCAGACCTGCAACAACAGATATGCAGTATGATTATGTGTTAAAGATGGCTTGGTTTTGTGGTTGTCAAGTTTTGTTTGAGAGAAACGTAACAGGATGGAAGAAGTTTTTTGAAGATAAATTGTGTAGTAATTTTTTGACATGGTTGCCTAATGAAGTAGAACCTGGAATATATACAGGTGGGGGAAATAATAAGACTACTCAACAAATATGTGATTATACAGAAGCGTATATTGAGAAGAATGTTAACAAGGTCTATTTCCCAGACTTATTAGGAGAAAAATCAGGGTGGTTAGGATTTGAAGTAGACAACACGCAAAAGTATGATGATGCTATGGCAGCAGGATTTACGCTAATAGCAGCTAAAACAAAAAGGTATTATAAACCTCAAGAAACAACAAAGTCAGTAGAATCAATAATGCCTTATAGACAGGCACTTTAAATAATAAAAGAAAAGAAAAATGCAATATCAACAAATCAGTAGCGCAGGTCAGCATCCTTATCCCGACAATAATATAGACCCATCTAAGAAGGGGATGGAATGGTGCAGAGATTACGCTAGAGCTGCTTATTACGATTGGCAGTTCGTTTATCCTAAAGGAATATTCTCTGGTAATGGAGGAGATTACTCTAAGTTCAGATTGTATGCGTTAGGGAAGCAGCCAAACTCACAGTACAAAAAATGGCTAGGCGTTGATGAAACAACCAACAATACTTGGTTAAGTTTAGATTGGAGTATTAGGTCTATAGTTTCTACTTATAGAGACAAGGCTATCTCTAGACTTTTAAATCAAGAATATAATATAGTAGCTACACCTGTAGACCAATTAGCTAAGTCTGAAATGGATGACTTTTATAATAAATTAAAAGCTAAGATGGCTGTCAGGGAATTGATGGTTCAACAAAATCCAGAATTTGCATCACATCCAATGTTAGCACCAAGTACTGGAGAACCTTTAGATATGGAGGAGCTTGAAATGAGAATGGAATTTGGAGAACAATTTAATAGAAGTAAAGATGCAGAGTTAGCTATTCAATTAGCAATGTATCAAAATGATTATAAAACAAAGAGAAGAAAGATATACGAAGATTTATTTGACTTAGGAGTAGCAGGGGTAAAAGATTGGTTAGGAGATGATGGCAAGCCATACTTTAGAGTTGTTGACCCTGAGTGTGTAATAACAAGTTTTGATAAGAGCGGAGACTTTAAGGATATTGTTCATGCTGGAGAAATCATAGATGTTCCTTTAGTAGAACTTGCAACAGTTACAGATGACGAAGGCAATACAATGTTTACAGATGATGACTTGACTCAATTTGCATCAACTATTGCAGGACAATTTGGTAACCCAAGATTATTAGGCTTGGGAACTGGTTGGATGAAACCATACGATAAGTTTAAGTGCAAAGTGTTAGACATAGAATTCTATACTTACAACGACAGAGTGTACAGAGATACTGCTGATGAAAATGGAAACCCTGACTTTAGAAAGAGTGACTTTGCTAGAGGTAAAAAATCTGATAAGTACACAAGAAAAAAAATAAAGTATGTATATAAATGTAAGTGGATTATAGGCACAGACAAAGTTTATGACTATGGAATGGCTTACGACCAAAAGCGTTCAAATGAATTACAGCAAAAAGCAAAGACAAGATTGTCGTATAACTTTTATGCTTACAACTTCTATCAAATGAAGGCTCAAGGGATGATGGAGCGTCTAATCCCTTACATAGATGATTATCAATTAACAATGCTTAAAATACAGAACTTTAAAAACAGGGCTGTACCTTCTGGATGGTGGATTGATATATCTGCATTAGAGAAAGTAGCTATGACAAAGGGTGGGCAAGATATGCAACCAAGTGAATTGCTAAAAATGTTTTTTGAAACAGGTGTGTTGATGGGAAGAAGTGACACAGATGGCGGAACTCCACAGAGCGCAAACTGGAGACCTGTAATTCCAATTGAGAACACAGCAGCAAGCGAATTGCAAATGTTTTACAATGATTTAGTAAATACCATATCTGCTATCCAAACGATGACAGGTTATAATGATGTAACATTAGGGCAAGCATCATCAAAAACATTAGTACCTGGTTATGAAAGCGGACAGCAAAGCACAAACGAAGCATTATATCCATTATCATTTGCTGAGGAAAATATTATGTTAAGATTGGCTGAAGATATGTTATGCAGAACTCAGCAAGGATTAAAAAAAGACGGCATAAAAGGATATGCACCTGCTTTAAATTCTAACACGCTTCAGTTTATTGAGATTTCCCCAGACATAGCATGGAGAGATTATGGAATAGAATTAGAAAAGCGTTCAACTCAAGACCAAAAAGCGTGGTTAATGCAAATGATGCAGATGGACATCCAAAACGGATTATTAAATACATCTGATGCAGTACTTCTTGTAAACACGAAGAATGTTAAAGAAGCACAAATGATTTGGTCTTACAGAGTGAAGAAAGAAAAAGAAAGACAGGCTCAACAGAGAATGCAAGAGATTCAAGCACAGCAACAAGGTAATCAACAAGCAGCACAGATTGCGCAACAAGCAGAAGCGCAAAGATTCCAAATGCAAGCACAATTAGAATTGCAAAAAGAACAAATGAGAATTCAAGGAGATTTAGAAAAAGAAAGAATGAGAATTGAATCAAATGAAAGAATTGCAATGGCTCATAATAATACCAAGATGCAAGTGTCATCTGACCAAGGGGCAGCTAAAGAAAATTCAACTCATATTGCAGGACAATCTTCAATAATGAAACAACAAATTGCAAATCAAAAATCACAAACATCATAAATAAAATCAAATGGAAAAAAATGTAAACCCTCCTAAAACTAATTATTGGAAAAATTATCTAGATGTCATGAACCAAAAATATAAAACTTGGTATAGTGATGATAAGATAGACAAATTAGGCGAACTAAAAGATGATGCATATGATTCTTTTTTTAGAGAATTAAAAAATAAAGATACAACAATAGAAAACAGACCTGCATGGGAGGTGACTAATCTTAAATATCCTGACGAGCCACCTGGATTTGTTTATGGTAAGGATTTACCAAAATTTATTAAAGATAAAGTAGACAAAGGAAGAATGTCAGTAAAGTTTATAGAAAATTATCCAATCAAAGATGAAAATGCTGAGTACAATTCTAATTTAACTAGATATCTTATGTCTAGAAATCCAGGTATAGTTAATAAATTACAAACAATGAATAAAATTAAAAATTGATAAAGAAAACAAGTCAAGGATATCAAGTAGTATCAGAATCAGGAAAGAATATGTCTAAGCCTAATCTAACTAAGGCAGAAGCTCATAAAAGATTAGCTGTTGTAGAGTATTTTAAACATCAAGGTATGAAAGAAAAAGCAAAAGGAATGACAAAGAAAAAATAATGAAAGAAAAAATTTTTTTATTCAAAACATCACAATAGTTTTACTTAACCAAATTCAAATCAAATGTATATTAAAAAGTTCTATGACATAGAAGCATCTGAATCAGGTGCAACCGAACAAGAAGCAGTATCAACACCTACCGAATCCATAGCATCAATTATGGCTAGGCAGGGAACTAAAAGTAGCGAATACGGAGATGAGATAAATCCTGTCCGTTTAAATAACGATGGTTCTTGGCAAACTAAGTCTTCAAAAGCAGAAACTCCCGTTGCGCCAACGAAAGAAGAAGCAGTAGAAGAAAAAGTTGAAAAAGAAACATCATTGCCAAAAGAAGAAGTAGAAGTTCCCAAACATCAAAAAGATGAAGAACCTACACAATCAGACTGGCAAAGCGCAATAAAAAAACAACAACCTGATGCAGTATTAAAAGCATTAGGGTTTGATGACAAAGCTATCTCCTTCATAAGAGACCTTAAGGATGTAGACCCAAAGATGGTTAGCTTCTTAAACAATTGGAAAGATGGAGGTAATGTAACAGATTATTTGAAAGAGCTTAGTAAGGACTACTCAACAATGCCAGCCGAAGATGTGATGCGCCATCAACTTCGTACAGAGTACCCAAAGGCAAGCGAAGCACAATTAGATATTCTTTACAAGAAGGAAATAGTTGACAAGTACGGTTTGAATTCTTACGATGAAGACGAAGTAAACGAAGGCAAACTTCTTTTAGAAGCAAAAGCTGAAAAGTACAGAGACGAACTTGTAAGACAACAACAAGAAAGACTACTTCCCCAAGCACCAGAGAGAAGTCAAGAAGCTATATTAGAGGAACAGCGAATAGCAGAATTCTCTCAAAATATAGTAAAAGAGTTCAATGAGAATCCGTACACTAAAGAAGTTCTTAACAACAATGCAATCACAATCGGAGAGGGAGCAGATAAGTTTACCTTTAAGATTGATGCAAAGTCGGTAACAGATTTAGTTTTACATGGAGACACTACAGGAGAGTTAATGTTTGAAAAGGTTAATAAAAATGGTGAAGAATCATTTGTTCCCAAAACACAACATCAATTACTCGTAGCAACAGTAAACAAGTATGGAGAAAAATTCATTACAGAACTTGCAAAGCACTACAAATCTCTTGGTGGAAAAGCAGCAATTGAACCTATAGATAATGCTAAACCAAAAGAAAACCGTACACCATCCGCTAGTGAAGAAAAACCAAAAACAGTAGCAGAAGCAATGGCTAAATTTGGTAAGTATAATTCAGGAGGTTGGTAAAAACAAACAATCTTTTTAAAAAAAAATAAAAATTAAATAAAATGGCAGTTTCACAAGGATTAATGGTTAAATCGTTCGTATCGGCGATTGACTTCTTAGACCAAAGGGATATAGACCCTAACATTTACGACCAAAGTCGTGACAGAGCGTTTACTGATATTATGAAAATCGTAAACCGTACAAAACCAGCTAAAATGTTCTTCTACAATAACTTCGTTAATAACGATGTTTATGAAGTAGCAACAGTTGCGTCTGGCGGTATCACAAGTGGTGCAGTTACTGTACAATTTAATATTACAGGCGGTGCTTATCAGTTCCCAAGAGTTGGAGATTTGATTAAAACATCAAATGCTTCTAACGTAGGTAAGCAAGGTTTAGTTACAATCGTAGATACTACTACAACTCCAGGTACTGCTACAGTTACTGCAAAGTCTGTAGATAATACTAATTTAACAATTGTAGCAGGAGATAAGGTTCAATTTGGTTCTAACGCATTCCCAGAACAATCAAGCGCACCAACTAACCGTAGATATGGTTTAACTAAATACTACAACACTATCCAAATCTTCCGTGAGGTTGATGAGATTTCTGATGTACAAAAGGTTGCTAAAATTGAAGTTAACGTAGGTGGTGATTATCATATCTTACCTTATCAAACAGTACAAAAAGTTATCAAATTAAATGGTGACATCTCTGTACAAATGTTAGCAGGTACTCAATCTACAACAGGTTTTACAAATGCATCTCCATTTGCTACAACTCCAGTATTAACAGGTTCAAATGGTTACCCTATTCAGACTACAGGTGGTCTTGATTGGTATGTAACTAACTATGGTATCTCTGATAGTGCTACTACTTTAGGTGTTTTCACTTTCGTAGAATTAGATGAAATCATTGATAACTTGATTGCAAATAAAGCGCCAAATGATATGATGGTGTTTATGGGAAGTCGTGCTTATCGTTTAGTTTCTAAATTCTTAAAGCAATTAGGTTCATCTTCAGTTGACTCTCGTCGTCTTAACGTAGATGGTAAGGATTTTGATTTCAACGTAGAACACCTTTCTTATGGTGGTTACGAATTTGATTTCGTTCATGTACCTATCTTTGACCATCCACAATTATTCTCTGCTACATTAGTTGCTGACATCAATGGTTCTATGTACTTTGTACCAAAAGACCAAGTTGATACAGTAGATAATGGTCGTCAACCAAGAATGCAGATTCGTTACACTCCTACTCCATTTATGGGTAGCGCAGCTAACAAATCTTCTAACGGTATGATTACTGAGTGGAGAACAGGTGCTTTAGCTGAAATTCCAACATCATCAACTATGCAATTGCATACTGACTGGGAAACAGCTCAAGGTCTTGAGTGTTTAGCAGTTAAACATTTCCAAAAGTACAGAGTTATCTAATAAGTTAACAATAGTGTGGGGGAAGTAATTCCCCTACATACTTTTATCAATCTTTATAAATAAAATAAAATGGCAGCAAATATAATATCAGTAGCAAATGTAGCAGGACAAAACAATGTCGTGTATCCATCTGCTGTTACTATGGGTTTCCCTGTAAACGATATATTATTGCAAGTGATACCTTCTACTACGATAGGTTCAACTGCTTGCGTTACAGCTATTACGCTTATTACAACTGGTGCTAGATATTTTACTTCTACTACGGTAGCTAGTTTATATTCATCAGGTGTTTATACAGGTAGCGCAAAATATTCTTTTACATCAACAATTGCAGCGGTTAATAATACCGCATTAGCGTCAACTGTTGTTATGGGATTCCCTTCATTAGGAGTTTTACTTGAACCAATTACAAGTACAACATTCGGAAGCACAGCTTGTGTTACTAAAATAACAGTTTTGGCAACAAATACTGTTTACTTTACAGCAGACACAGTTGCAACTTTAATTGCATTAACTTAATATTACTGTAGGGGAAGATGTACTTCCCCTACATAATTTAACCAATTCAAC